CCTGGATGGTGCCGGAAGCAACGCCGCGTGGGTTGACGATACCGATGCCGACGATCTCAGAGACAACCCAACCGAGCTTGAGCTGCTTTGGCTCGTCTGCTGGGAGGACTTCGATGTCCTGGCGAACTGGCATGACACCGACGAACTCTGGCTCTGCGGTGGCGAAAGCCTTGCCTGCTGGGACAATCTTTGAGACGATGATGTCTGCACCGAAGATCTGGCCGTAGAGACCGGTCTGGAGGATCTCTCTCTGGGTGACTGGGTCAACCTGAGATGAGCCTGCTGCACCTGCTGACTCCCAGCTGAGGATGTCAGTGAACTCGTTGATGTTCATGAAGTACTTGGAGGTAACGAGGTCCCAACGGTCGATCTGACGCTTGAGTGAGAGCATACCATTCTTTGAGAGCTTGCCGCTGACGGTTGAGTCAGTGAGGTCAAGTCTCTGGTTGGTGTTCTCGCCGCCCTTGGTGGTGTCAGCTGCGAAATCGAGGGCTGCAAAGACGTTTGCGTCTTCCTGGGCCTGGATTTCCTGACGAGCCTTCTGCTGAGCGCGGTCGATGACGTTGAAACGACGACGTTTGACTTCAGCGATACGGACGGTTGGATTGCTGACGATTTCGAACTCTGGAACAGTTACGCGATCACCGAAAACACGGCTTTCTGGAGCGGAACCATTTGAAGAGATAACAACGGCAGCAACGTCGATGTCACGGTCGTAGACTGGGAGAGCGCCCTGTGGGAGTGGGTCTACAACGAGAGCCTTACGGCCAACGCCTGCGTAGTCTAAGTTGCGGCGGATTGGGGTTGCCATTGCCTGACCGAGAGCTACTTTGCCTTCCTGAGTAAGAAGGGCCTGCTTGATCATTTCATCGCGCTGGTCATCGTTGAGTGATGGGCCAGAAGCGATTACTGCGTTTGATGGCTGAAGCTCTTCGATGATTGAAGCGTACTTGACGATCTGCTGAAGGGCCTCTTTGACGTTACCGGCGTTAAGTTCACCGTGTGTATTGAAGATATTTGACATTTTATTTTTCTCCTTTAATATTCAATGAATTAAGCGCGGTATCCTGGGCCTAAGAGGTAAACTGCGTAGTATTCTGCTACTGGTGCGCCGGAAACGCCAGCTGCTGCAGCAGAGGTTGATACGAGTGATCTGTCGGTTACTGTATTAACAAATACTGCTGCAACTTTTCCATTTGAGGTTGAGTCTTTGGTAAGTTTTCCTGCAGTTACTCCACCAACTGCCTTGCCGTAAAGGCCTTCGTTTGCAGTGGTTGGAAGGTCGGTGCCTGTCTCAGAGAGGAATGCATCAACAGTAACTCCATAAAGACCGGCCTGGGTCCAAAGAGTTGCCTTGCCAGAACCGAAAGAGGTTCTTGGACCTACAACTACAACGCCAGATGCTGATGATGATACTACGCCGCCTAAGAAGCCAGTTCCCTGACCAACAGTGCCGCCAATTACTGATCCATATGAAGTACCATAGCCAGATGAGCCTTCATCAACGAGGCCGAAAAGCTGAAGGGAGGTTACTGATCCGCCCTTTACTTTTACATCCTGTTCAATTGAAAGACCGCCTGCATCAGCAGCGTAGTAGTCGTTTGCTGGAGCTGAGGTGTCGAGAATACCAACTTCACCGCCAACAAAGTTGGCTGCGAAGCTATCGAGAAGGTCGTACTGGCCGAGTGGAAGATAGCCAGGAGTGAGTGGTTTGAGTGCCATATTAAAATTCTCCTAAATTATTTTAGTTTTTGAATTGTCTGTCTAATAAGTTTTGAAACTTCTTTTTTGCCCTGATCATCGGCTGCTTTTGCTAGTTTTGTAAGATATCCGATGGTTGAGGCATACTTAGATTGGAAATTACCACTTGGTGTGGTTAAAGCAACATATGTTGACTTTTCTTTCTGTTCTAAGCCGTTTTCTACCAAGCCTCCTTTGCCCATTGCGTCTGCCAAAGTAACTGACTTTGGATGACTCTGTAGGACGAGGTCCTCTCCGGTTTCTTCTTGAAAACCATAAAGATCTTTGTAGTCAGAAGATCTTTTCTGAGGCTTCTCATTATACATGTCAGTTAGACCAGCATAATAAGACTTAGTAAGTTGTTCTTTGAGACCCAAATTGGCATCTCCAAAATAAGAAACTCTTGT